TCAAAGTCTGGCTTCTCAGTGTACGCTACGCTGTTGTTAGCAAGCCTACGGTGGCCTTCATGCCTCCACCAGTCACCTGACTTAGCCTTCGCCATACGTGGATCAGACAGGTTAGAGAGGCTGATTAGAGCTGATCTACGCACACCACCTACCACTACAATGTCAGCTATCTTACACACAACATCGTGGCACTCAATAGAGGTTAGCTTGCGTCCTGCTGCCTTCTGGAATATCTCTACACAGAAGTTGAACAGATCAATCAAAGGCTCTGGCCCTGAAGCTCTACCGCCAAAGGTCTTGAGTCTAGCTCCTGCTGGTCGTATGCGGCTTATGTCCCACGTAGGTATCTTACCAGCATACAGCATAGCAATCAGCTCACGGAATGCAGAGGCCCAGCCTATCTTGCTGTCACTAACAACAATAACACTGTCAGTCTTGTGGAAGGTCTCTGCAACCTCTGGTAGCTTGTTAATGAAGTTGCGCTCTACGCTGAAGCCTACGCCTGTTCCGCACATCAACACGTACATCAGCTCGTCAAAGCTACGTGGTGAGTCAATGGCTAAGTAACTACAATTAAATCCAGCTACGTTATCCTTTGCCAGAGCATCGCCTGCTGTCATCATACAGCGCATGCTAGGCATGACTTCCATGTTGTGTATAGCGTCAAACATCTTAGCACTAGTCTTCTGATCTAGCTGGCCTCTGTCAACCCAGAAGGCGACATAGCGGTTGACTGTCTCTGCCCAGGTCTCTCTGCGCTTCTGTTCAGGTAGCCATCGTGCGTAGCGGCTCTTGTGTATAAACTGTTGATACTGATCCATTATGTGTTCTCCTCTGTCACCATTGCTGTTAGCTTCTGTAAGTACCACTGAGCCTTCTGTAGGTCTTCTACCTGCTTACCCTTGTAGTCGTAACGCCACAGATACTTCATGCAATTGCCCTTGAGGTAGCCTTTGAATGCCACTGAAGACATAGACTCTTCAATAGCTTCAATACACTCTATGTTGCCTGTGTTGTAGTGTGTGGGCCTGTTAACATTGTCCATAATCTCTTCAGCTTCTTCGTGTGCTGCCTGCATCCATGCTTCTAGTCCTGTCTTCTCAATAGCGGGTGCTTTCTTTCTCAAGGCATCCCACTGTGCTGGTGTTGCGTCATTGAGTCTCATGTCTAAATTCCTCTTGCAGTTGTTCTAGTTTATCGTTAGCTTTCTCGCTGAAGGCGTTTACTAACTCTTCTGAGCTTATGTCTAATATCTCTATGAGTGTTAGTTCGTCTAGTAGCTTTAGCTTATCCAGTAAATCGTAATAGGTTAGAGCCATCCTCTTCTCCGTACTTCTGTCTTAGATAGTTTATACTGACTGGTAGTTCATCACAACCGCCATTGGCTACCTCGTTCAACATCCATATACCAGCCCAGCTTCCGTTAGTCTGGGGAGTTAAGTAGTCCTCATCGTGTTGATAGAATATACCTGAGAACAGTCCTAGTAGGTTTGTGCCGTCTGCCTTACGAGCATAGGCTATGTCTCTATCTTGTACATGGCCCATAACACAGCTCATATACTTCTTAGCCAGCATCAGCTTAGCAGAGCTAACTGGCCTGCCCATAACACCTGAAGTAAAGTAATGGCAGTAGGCGATGTCGTCAATGACAATAGGTTCCAAAAACGGTACAACTTCAAAGCCCATCTCCTCTAACATAAAGTCTTCGTACTTCATTAGTCCGTCTAGCTTAGGGTCTGCTTCAATAGCTCTCTCGATGCGGTGCTCGTGATTGCCAAGAGTGAACACTAGGCGAGGGTTCCATTGCTTCCACTTGTTACGCTTCAGTCTTTCCTGTTCACGCTGTATAGGCTCTAGGAATACACGCATAGCGTTAATGCCTGCGTTGATGTCGTTTATGTAGCGTCTGCCTTCAAAGGACTTCTTACCTACGTCATAGCTGCTGAGACTAGCCATGTCCCAGTGATCGCCAATGTGGATGATAACGTCAGGCTTCTTCTCTGCTGCGTATTCTCCAGCCCATTTTAGATGAGCAGTACTGTGTCCAGGTTTTACTTGTGTGTCTGGTATTACTAGATGCTTAGTCATTATTGATCTCCGTGATGTGCAAAGTCACCGTGTAATTCTTCTCTGGCTTTTCGTACTACTTCAGCAGCCTCTTCTAAGTTATCGAAACAACCTAAATGTATAGTTTCTTTGTTAAATGTTATAGCTGCTCTCCATTTTTTATTTGTTTTTAACCAAAATACTCCTTTATAACCGCTTGTGTTATTACTGGGTAATTTACTGTTATATCCGTTTTGGCTTCTCGAAGCGGCTCTCAGGTTTTCTATTCTATTGTCACTAGCATCGTTATTGATATGGTCTAATATTGCTGGTAAATAGCCTTTATGCATCAGGAAAACTAAACGATGTGTTAAATACAGCTTTTTATCTATTGCTATTTGATAGTAGCCGTCAGGACGCAAAGTACCTGCAATATTTCCTTTTCTTGCTCCTTGATTTTGAATTTTCCAGATCAAATTACCAGTTTCTTTGTCGTACTCAAACAAATGATTTAATAAGTCTACAGTTAACTCTCTCATTTCTTTCGCCTCTTACGCTCTGCGTTAGTCTTTGCAGTATGACACTTGTGACACAGTACCTGATACCCTTCAGCTTCGATGAACATCCTCTCAATGTAGGTGTTCCAATCAATAAAGCCTACTGCTGGGTCTACTACTGGGTCTATGTGGTCTACTGCTGCGTTGTTACGTCTACGTTTCTTCCCTTCTAGCGGTGGTAGAGTAGCTGGAGAGCCTTTGCCACACTTGGCACACTTGTACACCCCTCTAGCTACCCTAGCCGCTGACTTGACATCGTGCTTTACACCCCACTTAGCGTGAGCTTGTCTGAGTGCAGAGACGATAAAGGAACGGAAACGCGCTTCTGTCCATCTTCCGTTATTCCTTGGTTTCATTGAAACTCCATACCTCACCTTCGTACCTACGTAGCCAGAGCATCCTACCATTCTCTATCACTCTGTCTTCGTCTCCCTCGTACATTTCTACGCACTTGTCGTAGAGTTCCTGCTCAGTAGTACAGTCCTTCAGAATCTTCTCTGACTTCTTCTCACCAATACCCCTGATACCTATGATGTTGTCAATCCTGTCACCCATCAGTATCTGGCGGTAGAAGAAGCGTAAGCCGTCCTCTGGCTTTACGTAGTACTTACTATTCTTTACAAAGTTGTAGTGCCATCCTGGAATCTGGTCAAAGTCCTTGTCGAGAGATACCATGATAGCCTTGTCACCGTGTGTAGTAGCTGCTATAGCTATGGCATCGTCTGCCTCTTCTCCTTCAGTAACTACAGCAGCCCACTTGTCGATAAGGTGTTGGCGTAGTGCCTGAATATGCACAGGCTTTGCCTTATCTTTACGGTTTCCTTTGTACTCAGCAGTAACGGCATATTCCTTGCGGAAGTTTCCTTTGCCAGTGAGATACAGAACATAGTAGTCTGTTTCTTGATCTACGTTGAGCTGTAGCAACAAGTCAGAGATAAAGCCGTCGATGGTGCTGACGGCAGTGTTCTCAGATTCTTCGTTACATGACCAGCCTACGCGATAGACTAGAATGTCTGCATCAATTAATATCACAGGGCTTCTTCCATATCTACTTCGACAAACTCTTCCTTGCCTCCGTAAGGTATCAAGTCAGTGACTACTAGCTTAAACATCTTAGGGCTACGTCCTGCCTGACCCGCTGGAGACTTCCAGTCGTAGTAGGACAGTACAGCCTTAGCTTTAGAGCCATTACCTATCAAGATGCCTGTAATCTCTTTACCGTCAGTGTCGTACACGCGGATAGGATGGTTAGACTTCACAGTTACAAAGTCTCCCTGACCTTCTTTGTTGCGTACACTCAAGCCCATCATCTCCAGAGCTTCTACTGCTGCTGAGGATAGCTGTGCTAGGTCTACTTGGTACTTACCTGACATGCGGTTTACCTCTTGTAGGCTAGACCACATCATCTCTGCGTTTACTGTTACTGGTTTTGCTTCACTCATCTTTATTACCTCTTTGGTTGTTTTAGATCACAACTGATCTACGTATATTATACCATATTTGGTATGTCTGTGTCAATGCGTTTCTGCCCAGTTATTACCTACGTTGTATTCAGCATCAAGAGGGCAGCGCAGGTCTAACACTTCTCCTGCATTCTTGATGGCTCTTACTGCTGCTTTGCCTACTACATCAGCAAAATTCTCTGGTACTTCTATCTGAAACTCGTCATGCACGTTAGCCACCAGCTTGTACGGAATAGCGTACGTGTCTAGTGACTCTGCCATCAACACCAGCGCCTGCTTCATCACTATAGCGCCTGCACCCTGTAGCAGCGTGTTAAGTGCCGCGTGTTCTGACCTGACCCGTAAGCGCCTACCGTCCAGACCTGGAAGTGTACCGCCTGCTGAGAACTTAGACACACGCTCTCGCAGTCTAGCCAGTGCTGGTGTGTTGCGTAGGAAGGAATCTGTGAGCTTCTGTCCTTCTTTGTAGCCACCGCCTACTATCTGACCTATCTTAGCTGGCCCTGCACCGTACAGGAAGGCGTAGATGAAAGTCTTGGCTTGGTTGCGGTCAGTGAGTCCTGCTGCCTTCATGTTAGCTGTGTGTATGTCACCGCTGAGTATCTCGTTGGTGTAGTTCTCATCACGCATGTAGTGTGCCAGCATACGCAGCTCTAAGCCACTAGCATCACAGCCTACTAGCTTGTGGTGCTCAGGCACAGTCCAGAATGATCTACACTCTCTACCATACGGTGCAGACACAGAAGGCACTTGAGCTAGGTTAGGGCTGTGGTGTGTCATACGGCCTGTTACAGCGCCATTGGTAATCACCCTACCATGTACCCTGCCGTCCTTCTCGTGAGTTAACCAAGAGTCTATCTGTGATGCTCTCTTCTGTAGCATCAGGTATTCGTATATCATCTTAGCTTCAGGGATGTCTATACCTTCCAACACCTTCTCATTAACAATGATAGCGCCCTTCTCAGTCTGTATCTTAAACTTAACACCTACACCCTCTAGCCTCTCTGCAATCTGCTTACGAGAGCCTACGTTAAACTCAGTCACCTTGTCCTTCAGTCTCTTGCCTGTCTTCTCGCTCCAGCGTTCCTCCACTATCGGAGGGAACACCTTCTGTAGCTCCGATGTTATCGTCCTCATCTTGTGTGTTATGTCTTGCCAGAGTGTGGTAGCTGCTTCTACGTCTAGCATGAAGCCGTTGCGTTCCTGCTGAGCCGTAATGATGTACACCTTCTCTTCTAAATCTACGCACTGCGGTTTAAACTCCTCTCGCTTCAGTGTGTCTGTTAAATGCTTGTACAGCCTTGTGGTGAGTGCTACGTCCTGCCTGCAATACTCCACCATCTCATCAGACAGTCCAGCGTCATAGTCGTGGAAGTCTATCTTGTGGTCGCCAAAGCGTTTGCCCCAAGAGTCCAGGCTATGTCCACCCTCCAGAGACGGGTTCCAGAGCCTGCTGAGCACTAGCGTATCCTTTAGCTTCTCTGTAGGTATCTGTAGTGACCACTGCTTCTCTAGCACTGGCGCATCGAAGCCTATGATGTTGTGACCAATAACGCCTTCTGAGTCACGAAGCAGAGGCTCCAGAGTCTCAGCAGAGTAGTGCTCTAGCATCTCACCAGTCTCAACGTCCTGAGTTACTACTATCCAGATAGTGTCGTGGCTGGTGTT